GTCGTTTTTATCAGGCACAAATAATTGAGTCTGAAAAAAATCATAGTAACTATTTAATTTTAAGTATCCGTATCTGTCACGATCAGATACTTCTACTGGCACATCTTCAAATCTATCTTCCATTTGATTTACTCCTAGTTACAGTTAATGCTTTTGCTAAGTCATAGACCATATGATCTATTTCCCAAGCGGCTATATTATAATTTTCACAAGTAGTTTGAAATTCATCTACAGTCATTTTAGATATTTGTTCTACATTGTGTGACAGGGTTTCTTTATCAATCGTCATAGGCTTCCTCCTTTATGTATTCCTTGACTACGTTATCACTGATATTTTCAGTTAAAAATTGTGTAATGTTATCGCCTTCAATGACATTATTGTCATAACAATCAAGAAGAAAATACATAAGATCTCTTCCTTCTAACGATTCCATATCTTCGATTTGCCATTTTGCTAGGGTCATATTAATATCCTTTCGCTGATATTAGTTGTTGTGATACAGATTCAACCAGTGATTTACGATAGTAAAGTAATGGCTGAACAAACTCATAGATCTCTGCCAGTGATGGGAAGAACTTACTCTTCAAACATATTTGTTCACAAGAATATCTAAGTATGTCGGCAGGTATATGTGACAACTTAGTTGCATATACACGAGCCTTGAGTGCCATGTCTTTTTCTGTAAGCGCTGATTGTTTGGTAGTACATACCATGACTTCGACAATCCATTTCTCAATATCTTTTGGATCAGCGACAGTCATGCCATGTTTCATTAGCTGAGTAATAGACTCTTCACTCTTGACGAGTCCATCAGCTACATCAGATATGCAAGGCATATCCCATCTGAAGAACATATACTGATTGTTTACTCGTTCATTTATCTGACAGTTCAGTAATGATTCTATGGAAGAACGAATCAGTTTTGTGTGATGGTTTGGTTTGTCTGAGTACCTTTTTATTATTAGCTCTGCGACTGAGTTGTTTGTCACACCATTTGCTATATTCGTTATCCCAGTTTTCTTTTCGATACTGGTTGTGTATGTAGAAATGTCTGAAATGTTTGAGTTCTCTGTCATGGTTAACCTCCTTGTATTTGTCCATGATTGATTGGCTTGGTTGCCATTGATTAGTAAGTAGCTTCATTGTAGTCACTCCAGTGTTCGTTCCAGAGTTCAACTGCAATGTCATCACATAGATCTTTCTCTGATTGGAACTTAGGTTTCATTTGATAGTTGATGAATCGCTTTACTTCTGATACATCTTCTGACTCTGATATTTGACGTTCCAATCCCTCGATTGATACAACTTTGTCGTAGTAATCTTGGATTTGTTTTTTTACATTACCCATTTTTTTTGTCCTCCATTTCTTGTAGTTCAAGTTCACCATATCGCATAGGCAAAACGATATTGATGTTACACTTATTACAACAACGACCTTCGCCTACTGGCTGAGCATTGTTGCCTTCTGTCCAATAAATAGTACCATCAGGTTTACGATCAGGTTCTATTTTTTTGTGACAAATTACACATATCATTTGAATAACTCCTCAAATATATTATCAGGGATTACAGCAACCCATCTTGGATCACCAGTCTTTCTTTTATACAGAGCAATATCTCTGTTCACTAAAGTTTTAAATACACTAGGGAACTTATCTACTGCTCTGTATTTTATTTCTACTACATACTCTTTGCCATTAATCATAAGTTTAATGTCACCAGTATGCTCCCCTCCCAAACTTCCTGAGAGGGGAACTCTTTTACAAGATAACTTCCATGAGTTAAATAGTTTTACAAACCAGTTTTCATGATAGTTACCTTTGATTTTACTTTTCGAGGGCATCTCTACATTTTTCCTTTATACTTACCAATCTCGTATGAGTATCAGTACCTATATCTTTATCTTCATTATAAAACTTTTCTAATAAAAATTTCATACTCACTTCAATCATTACTAAATCTTTTTCAGTAAATAGATCTTTGATCTTAGGATCAATAGCATTTTTAACTTCTTGCATAGTCATAAACTTTTGCATTAGAACTCTCCATCATTAAGTTGCACAGTTAAATATACCTGCAATGCTTCGCACCAACAAAGCAGGTTGAATAGTCTTGGCTCTTTGTTTTTACGTTCCCATTCACCAAGAGTTTTGGTATCAGTGCCAATAGTCATAGCTAGTTGTTCGATAGTTAGTCCAACATCTTTTCTTTGTTGGACTAACACATCTATTATTTTATTGTACTGATACTTTTGTTCAGGGGTCACGACCTGAAGTTCATATGTTTGATACTGCTGTCATTGAGTACTTCTTCAATGATTTCTGACATCTGTAGATCAGGGTGGTTTTGTTCCCACATACTAGTTGTCTTAGCAGTCATTTTATTGATCCACACTTCAGGGTGTAGATCACCATATGGTTTTGTACAGAGTGTTATGTGTTTGTATATATCTCTGTACTCAGATGGGTGAGATACTCGTGCAATATTTTCGCACATCTTTAGTTCGTTAGTTGTGTATGTAATCAACGTTAGCCTCCACTTAGTTGAGTATTGAGTTTGGTCTATTCATATAGCTTACCATTTTATTGTTACGTTCGACAATAGTTTTGTTGGTGCTACTGACATTTTCTGGGTGAGATATCCAATGTGTTACTGCATTGTATAAACCCCATTTGTTTTTACCAATGGTGTGTTGGTATTCTTTCCAATGTTGTTGCAGCTTTGCAAACTGTGTTTCATTACGATACTTACCATCAACAGTAGGTTTTGCTGTATAAGTAAGTTTTGAAAACATATCATCTGCATCTTGTGTACTAACTGGTGTGTTGTACCAATCACGATATCTTTTTTCGTTACTACGAAATAAATCTACTGATTGTTTAAGATGTTCAAAGTTATATTTGAAGTGACCATTATGTTTGAGTCTGAAGTTAGCAACTCTATCAGGTGTTGTGCATTTGTTATAACAAAACATACGAAGCCCATCAGCTTGTATCATAACAGACCAAACACCATTATAAGAGTTACGAACTGATATTTGAAAAGCAACATAGCTTTGCAATGCAGGATCATCAAAGCATATCTCTTTGAATACCAATCGTGTGTCCATCATAGCACCATTGTCTAACATATTTATCTGTGTAACATATGGTGTTTTGAGTGTGTCTGCTATATCAATAATAGGATCAAGTACTTCTTGATGAGTTACTGGTCTGTATGATATTGAATGACTGCCAAGATATTCCATTGTATCTGTACGAACAATCATCATTTTGTCAGGACATTTGACTAGCTTTGTTTCGCAGTCATCATCATATGTACCTGCCATTGATATGGTGTCTATTGGAAAGTCATAGTCACCTTGTTTGTCAACAAGTGTTGCGAGTTGTGTCATATGGTTCATGTTTACCTCCGTGTTAAACCATTGGGTTAAATGCTACTAGACAATAGATCATAGTAACAAACGAAATGATACAGAATATTATCCATATCAAATAGATTAAAAAGAAATTATCCATTAACTTATCCTTCATATTAGTTGATGTTGTGTCACTTGTTATGTGTCATACGTTCGTATATCTACGGAACGTAAGTTGCAAAGATTCCAGATGCCACCACAGCACAGTCTAGTGACTGTGTGTGATTAGCATTTTTAGTGTTGTACCATGTTGGGTTGTAGTATTTAGGGGATATGTTTAGGTAGGTACAAGCACAAAGGTATCGTGGTTGACATAAAAAAAGGACAGATTTCTCTGCCCTTTTGTTAAGTTAGTTAGCTTCTTGGATTGGCTTAAGATCTTTGCCGAGGATATCGTCAACATCATTAAGTATCTGCGACTTATCTTTAGTAGAAGATTTCTTCCAAGGCTTCCAAACTTCGCCAGTTACTTCTTTGTGAACTGCCATATCTGCGTTGAATCTTTCCTCTAATTCAACAAGTTCAAGTTGCATTCGTTTGTAGATATCAACTTTCTTTGCCAACTGAACGGATACAACTTCAGACTGCTCAGTAGGTCTTAGTGTAGCGATTTCTTCTTTAACGTCTAGCATTTGTTGACATTTGTACTGGATAGAATTGTTTGCAACGAAACAAGCATCTCTTGCTATGGATTCTCTTGTATAAGCATTTGATTCGCCTGTGTGGTGCATGACAACTGCTAATTTTAAGTTGTAAAGTTCCTTGTTTACTTTGATAGTTTTCTTCATGATTTTCTCCGTTTTTACAAGATCAGGGAAGTCTGATCCATGTCGTAGCGAAAACATTGCAATTCTGAATACAACAAGAATCTAGGTGGTAGGGGTGGTCAAAGCCCAAGCCCTGCCTGGGCTTTGTTACCCACACCACCACGCTTATTCTTGTTGTAGGGTTTACCCCTGATGTGCGTAACCGAAATGCGTGGCACTCCTTAGTGCCACACAATTCGCACATCAGTTCTAAGAATTGCCATGTTATCGTGGCGACATTCTTGGGATCAGAGTTCAATGATCGCAGTAGAAACGGGTTTAGAAAATCACGAAGAAAAGTGTCAAATCTCTTGTAAACAAGAGGACTTTACAACTTGAAATTCGCTGTTGTTTTTTTAGTATGCACCACACATTTTAGTAGGCGAATCTAATGCTTATCCTTAAACAAGAGAATCCATGCTTACAGCAAGAGATGGTATGCTTTCGTCAAACAATTATAGACTGTATGAATGTCTTTAGAAATGCTTGATGTAAAAGATGGAATTGGTACACTTAGTCCTACTTGCATTCTGAGGTTGTAGCCTTTCTGTTGCCTTAGCAAAGAAAGTCTACAAACGACCATGCAACTTAGGACTTTTGAGTTAGATGAAAGTGCAGATATCTGTTCACGAAGAAGTATCTGCGTAGTTTGGTAAAGCCTTATCTTCTACTGAAGATAAGTCTACCAAGCAGATACTTGTTGACGTTATCCGTCTTTGCGAAGATCTCAATCCAAGATGGTAACGTACCATAACAAAAGACTAGGCAGAGAAATCTGCCAACCTTTTGTTAGGTCAAGCACAAAGAAACAAATAGTCAATTCGCCCTTGCGAATTGTCCATACTTGTCCTTTGTGCTTATTTAAGACGTTTCTTTACTTAGCTAAGTCCTTGTTATTGCAAGAGAATAAAAAGCCCTTGACAGGGCTTTCGCCTTACCCCATAAAAAGGGGGTAAGGGGGATTCTCTTGTTAACAAGGTCGAAGCTAACAAAGAAACAGACTGCTCTAGTTGATACGATTGTAGCATTTGGTTGTAGTATCACAGAGGCAAGTCGTAAAGCTGGATATGCAGAAGGTGAATCAGGAAGAGTGACAGCCAGTAAGGCTTTACGGTTGCCTCATGTTCAAGAGTATATGCAACAGAGAATTAGAGAAAGCATTGGTATAAATGCTACGATAGCCTCAGCTAAGGTACTCGACCTAGCACAAGGCGCTAAGTCTGAGTACGTACAGCTAGAGGCATCAAAGGATATACTTGATAGGGCAGGCTATAAACCTACAGAAAAATCTATGACACTTGTCCAAGGTAATATCAATGTGTCTATAGACTTGACTTGACATGGGGGGTCAAAAATGTTTGTTTCTACATATGACATGGTCTTACACAGACATTAATGTTCAAAAAGGTTCGATATGGCTAAGACACCTGCATGGCAAAGAAAAGAGGGCAAGAATCCTAAAGGTGGATTAAATGCTAAGGGTCGTGCCAGTTATAAAGGTGGAACACTGAAGCCACCAGTTAAGAGTGGTGACAATCCCAGACGAGCAAGTTTCTTAGCTAGAATGGGAAACATGAAAGGACCTGAAAGAGATGCTAAAGGCAAACCTACTAGATTATTATTATCGCTTCGTGCATGGGGTGCTTCGAGTAAAGCAGATGCTCGTGCAAAGGCTAGAGCAATTACTAAACGAAATAAGGCAAAAAAGAAATAAGTATGAGTTCATTAAAATCCAATCAGCAAAGGAGAGTACCATGTATGGAACAATGAAGAAAACTACTACCAAGAAGAAAGCTACTGGTGGAGGTCTTACCAAGAAACAAAAGACTTTACCAAAACAGCTTCAGCAAAAAATTATGAAAGCTAAAAAGAAAAAGTAATGGCTAAGAGTAGAGTCAACGAGGCAGGTAACTATACCAAACCATCTATGAGGAAAGCGATCTTTCAAAGGATCAAAGCAGGAACTAAAGGTGGCAAGGCAGGACAGTGGTCTGCTCGTAAGGCACAGATGTTAGCCAAACAATATAAAGCAAGGGGAGGTGGATACAGATGAAGAAGGCACTTACACCAAGACAGAAAGAAACTCTTAAACGTCATGCCAAACATCATACTGCAAAGCATATGGCAAGTATGCGAAAGGACATGATGGCAGGTATGTCATTTACAGCTAGTCATAAGAAAGCTATGAAAAAAGTTGGGAAGTAATGGCAGATCCCAAGGTAGGAACTGGTAAGAAACCAAAGGGTACTGGTCGCAGACTTTATACAGACGAGAACCCAAAAGATACTGTGTCCATAAAATTTGCTACCCCTGCTGATGCTCGTGCTACTGTTAGAAAAGTTATGAAGGTCAGGAAACCTTTTGCTAGAAAAATACAGATCCTTACTGTTGGAGAGCAACGAGCAAAGGTTATGAAGAAAAGAGCAGTTGTAAATATTTTTAAAAAGGGTAAAGATAAAATCCGAAAGGATATGGCATAATGGCATTATCTAAATCACAGAGATCGCTTCGTGCATGGACAAGACAGAAATGGAGAACTAAATCAGGTAAACCTAGTACTCAAGGACCAAAAGCTACTGGTGAACGTTATCTACCTGAGAAAGCGATTAAGGCTCTTTCTGCCAGTGAATATGCCGCCTCTACGGCTAAAAAGCGAGAGGCAACTAGAAGAGGTAAACAAGTATCTAAACAGCCAAAAAAGATTGCTGCAAAAACGAAAAGATTTAGAAGCTACTCGTAAACTAAAGGAGAAGTTATATGGCAATACCCAAGAATGGAAAAAAGAAAAGCCTATTAAAAAGTAATAAAGAAATGAAGATGGCTGAGTTATCAGGTGGTGATATTAGACAAATGGCAGGTGATCGTGGCTTTCGTGAATATCTAAGTGGCAAAGGTATGAATGTAGATAAGATTCCTACAAAAGAAATAATGCTTGAAGAATATATGAAATATTTAAATAGTACTGGTCAATGAGTTTTTTACATACATTAAAGATAGAAGAAAGACGAATACTTCGAGAGGTTGTTAAAAGAGTACACCTGAAACATCACCCTGAACAATTCTGTACTGATAGGGAAGCAGATAAAGTCATAGCTGTTATTGGTCCTGAAACAGTCGATAAGTTATTAAGGATCGGAGTTAATACAAACATTGATAACGTTTAAGTATAAACCTGATGGTGAAGTACTCAAGACCTTTATGAAAGATAATACTTTCTTTCGTGGTATCAGAGGTCCAGTAGGAAGTGGTAAGTCAGTTGCTTGTAGTATAGAAATATTTAGAAGAGCCTTAATGCAGGAGAAAAGTCAGAATGGTAAAAGAAAAAGCAGATGGGCAGTTATCAGAAACACAAATCCACAACTCCGTACTACAACAATCAAGACATGGCTTGATTGGTTTCCTGAAGAAGAGTGGGGTAAGTTTGCATGGTCAGTCCCATATACACATACTATTACCCAAGCTGATTTGGAGATGGAAGTCATATTCCTTGCCCTTGATAGACCTGAAGATGTTAAAAAACTTCTTTCGTTAGAATTAACTGGTGTATGGATTAACGAAGCTAGAGAAATACCTAAGTCGATTATTGATGCTTGTACTATGAGAGTTGGCAGATATCCTAGTGTCAAAGATGGTGGTGCTACATGGGCAGGTGTTATCTGTGATACTAATAGTCCTGAAGAAGATCATTGGTGGTCTATTATGTCAGGTGAAGTCCCAGTACCAGACCATATAACTTTGGAAGAAAGTCGTATGTTAATTAAACCTGATAATTGGAGATTCTTTACACAACCTAGTGGTATGCTTGAAGAAAAAGATGAAGATGGTTCTGTTACTGGATATGTGCCAAATAAACAAGCAGAGAATGCAAAAAATATTTTGGATTCATATTATCCTAACTTGGTGCAAGGTAAAACAAAGTCTTGGATAGATGTTTATGTTATGAATAGGCTTGGCAGTATTCAAGATGGTAAGCCAGTTTATAATATGTTTGTAGCTGATACTCATGTTGCAAAAGAAGAAATTCCAGTTGCAGATGGTATACCAGTATATATAGGATTAGACTTTGGTCTTACACCTGCGGCAGTCTTTGGTCAAAAGGTTAGAGGTAGATGGAACATATTACAAGAGATTGTAGCCTTTGATATGGGCATTGTAAGGTTTGCTGAATTATTAAGATCAGAGATTGCAACAAGATATGCTAATTGTGAAGTGCATATATATGGTGACCCAGCAGGTGACTTTAGATCTCAAACAGATGAATCAACACCTTTTCAGGTTTTAAGAGGTGCAGGTTTGAGTGCTAGACCAACTCAAAGTAATGATGTTGCATTGAGGATTGAGTCTGTGGCATCTGTATTAAATAGAATGGTAGATGGCTTATCAGGGATTTTGATTGACTTTAGGTGTAAAGAATTGGTAAAAGGGTTTGAGGGAGGTTATCAATATCGTAGACTTCAGGTTTCAGGAGAACGATATGAAGATAAACCTTTGAAGGATAGATACTCACATATCCATGATGCTTTGCAGTATTTAATGTTAGGGTCAGGTGAGGGAAGGCAGGTACTAGGCATGAATAAAAAGATAGAAACATTTAATGCTAGAGTAGAGTATGATGTCTTTAATCGTAGACCTAAAGCTAAACGTAGAGCAGGTTTATGGTCAAGAATGTAAGGAGAGTCTAATGTGTTTACCTAGAGGCGGCTCAAGTCCACCCCCACCAACTAAAGCAGAAAAAGAAGCTGAGATGGAAACAGAAGCTCAAAAAGAAGTTGAAACTCAAAAGAGAGCAGATGCAAGACAAGATGTTCTTGAAGAAAATATTACTCGTAAAAGGAAAGGTAGTGGTAGAAGATCATTGCTACGAGGCTCAGGTGGTGGCATAGGTTTCTACAACGAATATGATAACTAATGCACGAAAAGACTGTAGAAAGATTAATCCAAAACTATGAGAAAGCTAAATCTCATAGACTACACTTTGAAGATGTTTATGATGAAATATTTGATTTTTGTCTGCCACAACGTCAAGGTTTTAAAACTGTAACGATTGGTGAAAGACGAGATGACAGAATATTTGATGAAACAGCAGTTGTAGGTATTCAAGAGTTTGCATCAAGATTACAGTCTGGATTAACTCCTAACTTTGCTAGATGGGCAGATTTTGTTACTGGTCAGGAAGTTCCTGAAGCAGAAAGAGATGATGTTAATAATGCATTAGATGCAGTAACAGATTATGTATTTGAAATATTACAGACCTCAAACTTTGCACAAGAGATACATGAGTGCTTTATAGACTTGGCACTTGGTACTGCTGTGCTTTGTGTTATGGAAGGTGATGCAGTAAATCCTATTAGGTTTCAATCTATTCCATTACCACAAGTTGTATTAGATACTGGACCTGATGGTAAGGTAGATCATGTATATCGTGAAAGACACATCAAGAATGAAGATCTTATAGTTGCATATCCTAATGCTATATTCACACCTAAAATGTTAGAAGATATGACTAAGAATCCTGATGGTAAGACTAAAATATTAGAAGTATCTTGTAAGTTATATGATGATCCTAATGAAGAAAAGTATGGTTATTATGTCATAGATCAAGGTAATAAAGAAATGATTATGGCTGAAACATATAAAGGTGTTGGATCAAATCCATTTATAGCTTTTAGATGGAGCAAGGCAAGTGGCGAGATATATGGCAGAGGTCCTGCCTTAAATGCTCTTAGTGCGATCAAGACTTGTAATCTTACAATAGAAATGGTTTTAGAAAATGCACAGATGGCTATATCAGGCATCTATCAAATAGATGATGATGGTGTTATTAATGTTGATACAATAAACTTAGTCCCTGGCACAGTCATTCCAAAAGCACCGAACTCACAAGGATTACAACCTATTAGAGCGGCAGGTTCTTTTGATGTGGCAAATTTAGTTTTAAATGATATGAGGAATAATATAAAGAGAGCTTTGTATAATGATATGCTAGGTGATCCTAATAAGACACCTGCATCAGCTACAGAGGTTGCAGAAAGAATGGCAGATCTATCAAGAAAGATAGGATCAGCTTTTGGTAGATTGCAATCTGAGATGGTGCAACCATTATTACAAAGAGTTGTCTACATATTACAAAAGCAGGGTCGAATAGAAATGCCAACAGTTAATGGTAGGGAAGTTAAAATTCGTAGTGTTTCTCCCCTAGCACAAGCACAAAGCAATCAAGATATTGTTTCTCTAAATCGTTTCCTACAAACTGTGGCAGGATCATTCGGTCCTGAGATATTAAATATACTTATATCGTCAGAAGAAACTGCACTCTATTTGGCAAAGAAGTTTGGTGTACCTGATAATTTAATTAGAGATGCAGATGAAAGAGAACAATTAATTAGATCAGTACAGCAGATGCAACAGATGCAACAACAAGGAGAGCTACCTAATGCCGCAACACTTGGGGGTTGACGGATATCCTAGACCTAAAGAACAAGACGAACAAATTTCTAAAGTCATAGAATCAGTTTTTAAAACTCCAAATGGTTTGGAGATGTTACAGTATTTAAAGTCAATAACTATCGAGGCAGTTAGTGGTGCTAATATTTCAGATGCAGAACTTAGACATTTGGAAGGGCAACGATATTTAGTGGCTTTAATAGTCAAAAGAATCAATCATGCAGTGAGGTTAAAAAAATGAGTGAAGAACAAGCAACACCAATAGAACAAACAGAATCAGCTACAGAAACCCCAACTGAAACAAGTGTGCCTCCCACATCTGTTGACTCTGTAGCTGAACCAACTAGACCATCTTGGTTAAATGAAAAGTTCGAAACTGGAGAGGACTTACAAAAGTCATATGATGAACTTGCATCTAAACTTGGCAAAAGCAAAGAAGATGTGAAGAATGAAGTCTTGCAAGAACTTGAAACAGAAGCCTATGCTAATAGACCTGCAAGTGCAGGTGATTATATTATACCTGAGATATTAGATGAAGGTGAGGCGGCAACTAATCCTTTACTGAAATGGTGGTCAGAATATTCTTGGAACAATGGTTTATCACAAGAAGAATTTGATGAAGGTATTACTAAATGGGCAGAGTATAATACTTCTGATGAACCTGATCTTGAACAAGTGAAAAAAGATTTAGGTGATAATGCTAATCCAAGAGTAGAAGCAGTGCAGTTATTTATGAATAAGTTTTTTCCTGAAGAACTACAAGATGCTGTGGCACAGCTTGGCACAAGTGCAGAAGGTATAAAAGCATTAGAACTTATACAAAGATCAATGCAACAAACAGCACCTAATGCTCAGGCATCATCACCATCTAAAGTAACTATTGAAGATCTTATGGCTAAGATGCGAGATCCTAGATACTATGATCCTGCAAGAAGAGATAAAGCATATGTTCAAGAAATAACAGATGGCTTCAAGAGAATTTAATGGCGAGGGTATCTATGATGGATACCCTATAGTCAAATCACATATAAAACATTTAAACTATCTACAAAACAATATGCGAGATGCAGATGTTCGTGAGTGCATGATACATGGATCTACACCTTTTCGTGCTTTGATGGCAGGTATAAGAGAACCGAATAGTGAAAGTTTTACTGTATTAGTTGATGGACAACCTGCATTTATCTTTGGTTGCAATCCTATTATGGATAATATGATAGGTAAAATATGGGCATTAGGCACATATGATATATATAAAATACAAAGAAAGTTTCTTAAATGGTGTGTACCAGTAGTAGATTACTTTCAAAATAAGTATTATCAGCTAGAAAATGTAGTACCTGCTGACCATAATAAGACTTTACAATGGTTAGATTATATAGGTTTTGAGGTTATAGAAGAGCCAATATTAATGAATGGTTTTGCTGTTTTACGATTTGTACGTTGCAAAGGTAAAAAAATTTTGGTAAATAAAGAATATAGCCCAGTTTGTAGCTGATAGCCCTAACGGATAACTAGATGAAGCTAACATTGGATAACTAGAAAAAATGTAACTTTAACTTTTTAGTGGAGAACTGAAATGGCTAATACAATAGATACAGCCTTTATTACCCAGTTCGAGACCGAAGTGCATTTAGCTTATCAAAGAATGGGTAGTAAATTAAGAAATACTGTCCGTACTGTAGCAAATGTATCAGGAAATACAGCAAGGTTTCAGAAAATTGGTACTGGAACTGCGAGTACTAAATCTCGAAATGGACAAGTAACACCAATGGAACTAGCACATACAACTGTAGATGTAACAATGCAGGACTTCTTTGCCGCAGAGTTTATCGACAAGTTAGATGAGCTAAAGACCAATATAGATGAGAGGCAAGCTGTAGCAACAAGTGCGGCGGCGGCTCTTGGAAGAAAAACTGACGAGTTGCTTTATACTGCAATGGATTCAGGTGCTAATAGTACACAGATACATGACACAAGTTCTGCTGTTGAAAAAGCAGATTTGCTTACTGTATTTGAAACTTTTGGTACTGCAAACATTCCAGAAGATGGTGGCAGATATATTGCTATGCACCCAAAGGGATATGCTGACTTATTTAATATAAATGAGTTTGCATCATCAGACTTTGTTGGTGAGCAAAACTTACCTTTTGCAGGTGGCATGACAATGAAAGAGTTCTTAGGATTTAAGATCTTTTCTACTGCGGCTATCACAGCAGGTAAGAATATGGCATATCATACTACTGCTGTTGGTTTAGGTATTGGTGCTGATGTAAGTACAGAACTAAACTACATTGCAGAAAAAGTATCTCATTTAGCAACCTCAATGATGTCTATGGGTGCTGTTGTTATTGATAACAATGGTGTCTATGAACTTCTTGATAATAATTAAGGGAGGTTTAAATGGCTTATAGTGCAAGTGGTTTACACAGAATGGCAGGTGCTAGTGGAGTACAGTTATTCATCTATCAAACAACAGATGCGATTGGTGCTGTAAATACAGCAGGTTATTTTAATAATGCCGCACCTATGTTGAATGTTAGAGATCTAATAATTGTTATGGATACTAATACACCAACAACACATTTCTGTACTGTTTTATCCAATACTGGATCAGTGGTTGACGTTTCAGACGGAACTGCTGTAGCAGAAACAGACGGAGATTAGGAGTAGGGGGAGCAATCCCCCTATCTTTATATGACAAGTACAAGAGCAAATTCAGCAATAGATATAGCATCAAGAGCCTTGGTTCTTATAGGTGCAGAGCCTATTACTTCATTTGACTCTTCTAGTACAGAGGCTTTAGTGGCAACTAATATGTATGAAGATACAGTTAGAGCCATGCTGTCTACAGCAAGATGGAGATTTGCAACAGAACAAGCTGTGCTTGTAGAATTATCTGACACACCTACTGGTAGATTTGATATAGCACATCAACTTCCAAGTAATTTATTAGTTTTACATGGTATTACTGTGAACGACAATCTTATAGAGTTTACAGTATATGGTGACAAAGTATTTAGTGATACTACTTCATCAGATACATTAGTAGCAGACTTTACATTTAGAGCAGATGAAGTTGATTTTCCATCATACTTTTCTTTAGCACTACAGTATTCATTGGCATCTATCTTTGCTACATCAATAGCTAGAGATGATAGACTTATGCAGTTGATGGAAACAAAAGCTAATCAACTTATGGCAAAAGCTAGAAACATAGATGCACAGCAACAAACAACAAGAAAATTAGTTACATCAAGATTTATTTCTAATAGGAGAAGTTAAATGGCTAGAGTAAGAGTGCCATTAAATAACTTTCAGTTTGGAGAGATAAGTCCTTCTTTAACATCAAGAACAGATACTAAAGTATATACTAATGCAGGTGAGCAGGTTAGAAACTTTTTTATTAGATCTGAAGGTGGTTTGAAGAAAAGAACTGGCACAAAACGTATTGCAAACTTTGGTAGTAATCCTGCATTTACAGCACTAGCTAGTCTAAGGCAGAGTGTAAGAATAGAACCATTTATATTTTCAGATGATGAAAAATACATAATAGCATTTAGTAATACAAGAATAGAGATATTTCAGATTAGTCCTACTGATGGAACTGTATCATCTATACAAGCAATTACTGGACAGTCATGGTTAGTAAACACAACATCAGATCCATACTTAGAAGAGATTACTTTTGCACAACAAGGTGATCTAATGTTTATATGTCATAATACTTTTCAGACTAGAATACTAGAAAGAACTGGACTTACTACATTTGCAGTATCTACATTTAACTTTGATACATCAAGAGATGGTAATGATATCTTTCAGCCATACTTTAGTTTTCAGCCATTAGGCATGACTATAACTGCAAGTGGCACTACTGGTAGTGTTACTCTTACAACATCAGCAGATTATTTTGTATCTGGTCATGTAGGTACTGATCTATTGATAGGTGAAACAAGATGTAGAGTAACTGGATTTACAAGTGCTACACAAGTTACTGCTACTGTAGGTGGTACGTTAAGACAGCAACTTGAGATAGATAGTCTTAAAACTTTTGAGGGTAGTGGTACAGTTAGAGTGACAAAGGCTTTGCATGGTTTAGCTGTTGGAGCATCAGTTACCTTTGAAAGATCAGGTGCAGTAGGTGGAATAGCTAACAGCAATATAAATGGTTCAAGAACTATTACTGCTGTTCCTGATGAAAATACATTTGAGTTTACAGCAGGTAGCAGTGCTACTGCTACATCTAGTGCTATAGGTGGTGGTAGTCCTCGTATTGTAACTGGTGCGGCTACTACTGAGTTTAGCGAGATGTCTTATTCACCTCTTCGTGGTTATCCTGCGGCAGTTACGTTTCATCAAAATAGACTTTGGTTTGGTGGCACTTTGGCACAGCCTGATGGTATATGGGGTAGTAAATCAGGATTGTTTTTTAACTTTGATGTTGCAGATGCACAAGATAATGATGCTTTAGATCTTACTGCTAATGTAGGTGAAATATTTTCTATTAGACATTTAGTATCTAATAGAGATCTACAGATATTTACTACTGGTGCTGAATTGTTTATTCCTACTGTTGCTAACAAACCAGTTACACCATCTAATGCACAGATTAGAAGGCAGACACCTTTTGGATCTAGCTTTGTAAAACCTACAGTGTTTGATGGTGCTACTCTGTTTATACAAAAAACTGGCAGTGCATTAAGAGAGTTTTTATTCACAGATGCAGAAAGTGCATATACATCTGTAGCTGTATCAGGTCTTGCACCACATCTTATATTAGATCCAGTACAACAAACATCTATCAAAGGTGCTTTGAATAGAAGTGAGTCTTATGCTTTTCTTATAAATAATGATGGCACTATAGCTGTGTTTTATTCAGTAAGAGGAGATCAAAAAGCAGGGTGGAGTCTGTGGGATACACAAGGATTATGGCATAGTATCTGTGCAGTACATGAAAGATTGTTTGTAGTCTGTGCTAGAGATGATGGCTCAGGTACTACTAAGTTGTTTTTAGAAGAGTTCCAAGATGATATGCCTATGGATTTTTGTAATACATTTAGTGGTAGCTCAAGTGTCTTTGGTAGTTTAGGTTCTCATTTTGCAAATAATGCTGTAGTGAAAGCTACAAATGGTAATGATTTCTTAGGTGAGTTTACAGTAGCAAGTGGTGAGATAGATGCTAGTGCTGTAAAGAGTGGATTAAGTCAGGCATTTATAGGATATGCTTTTACTCCTACTCTAAAAACTTTACCTATAGATGCGGCTATACAAGGTGGACCTTTAACTGGAGAGCCTAGACAAATACCTAAAGTCATATTAGATTTACATTCAACACTTGCTGTTAGTGTGCAAGGTCCAAGCACAACATCAACAAGTAGAGATTTGGTTATAAGGAATACAACGGATACTGTAACTGGTGGCTTTATGGAAAGATCTGCTGTAACTGGTAAAGAAGAATTTAGGTTATTAGGATATAGTCGTGATCCTAGAGTTATAGTATCACAGTCTTTTCCTTTGGATTTACAGATTAATGGAATGATAGTAGAGGTGGCATTTTAATATGGGATTACCATTAGCATTAGCAATAGGCTCAACAGCAATAAGTTTTTTTGGTTCAATGAGTGCGGCAAAAGCTGCCAAACGAGAAGCGGCTTTACAACGTAGGCAACTTCAAAGACAAATAGAAGGCGCACAGTTAGCATCTTTGCAAGATCATAATAATCGTATGGCAAACTTACAAGTTTTCTTAGGAACAAATGATGCATTATCTGGAATATCAGGTAGAGATATGGGATCAGATAGAAGCTATAAAGCTATACAAGAAAGAGCTAAAACACAAATGGCTACTGAAACAGATCGTAAGTTTTTACAATCATTAAATGAACAAGCTAGATTATCACTGGCACAAACAGTAGCTATGGAAAAAGGCAGGAACTTATCAAGAGCATATAGGTATCAAGCATTTGGCACATTGTTTAGTGGAGCAATGAAAGCACAACCTTTAATGGCAGGGAGTGCTACTACTGGTCAACCTAATTATGGATTTACTCCATCAACATCAGGATTACGTTAATGGTACAGTTTTTAAAAGCAAAACCTACATCATTTATTAACAAACCTGTCGGTGTTGTTAGTACAGATATGGGTGGCAAAGAAGCGGCTAATACTTTAGCAAGTGTAGCTAACAATATTGCTACACAAGCCTTTGCTAGAGCTACAGCAGATCAAGAAAAGTTTGGTAAAAATTATGCTAGATCTATGAGTATAGATGTAAGAGATGGTAATGGTAACTTACAATTCAAACCAATAGATTCTACATTAAGTGATGTTGCTAAAGCAAGTGCAGAGCCAATAGTAAGACAAAGATATGGTGAAGCATTACGTTTAGATATTAATAATGCAATTATGGATATAAGACGTAACTCAAAAACTTCAGCAGAGTTTAAACAAAATGTTGAAGTTAGAATGGGAGAGTATCTAAAAGATGTAAAGCGATTTGGTGGCAGTGATTATGAAGGTGTTATTACACAAGATATTGCTAAAGTATCATCACAACACTTTCAGGATATGGCAACTAATGAATTTAATGATGCTCAGAAAGTAGCCGCAGTAAATAAACAGTCAATAATTACACAAACAAATAATGATTACATTACATCTATTGCTGATAGTGTCAGAGCAAATAGCAACCTAACTGGTGACAACAGTATTGCAGAACTAACACAAGAATTAAATGTATCTAAGTTTATTATAGATAAGTTAGTACAAGATAATAATGACAATCTATTTGAAAATAATCAGAATCCAAGCATACATGGAGCAGAGTTTAGAAAGATAAAATCTGCTACAGTTAAAGGTCTTATGAGAGGTTTAATTGCAGGTAAAGATGGTAAATTTTTAAGAGCAGTAAGACAAAGTGTCTTAAATGGTAAGGATACAATAGATCAAAATGGTAAACAGTTATTAACTAAATATGAACAACAAGTATTACAATTAATAAAAGATCAAAATAAAGATGACTATGCTTTAGATGAATTAAATGCAACTTTAACAGTAGTATCTAATGATGAAAGTAATGCAAGAGCAGTTAGAGCCGCAGAAATAAAAGATAAAAACTTTTATGAAACACAAATAGAAGCAAAAGATGCTTCATATATTTTTAAACAAAATATACAAGAAAAGTTTTATGAAGATGGATTTACATTAGGATCTGAAATATCTAGTGCAGGTGGTGAAGTTACAGATAATTTTGTTAATGTTATAAAAAAGAAAACCTCTGAAATAGTCGCACAAAGACAATTTAAAACTACAAAAATTGGTAATGAAGTTGTTGGATATGATCTTAGTGATAAAGAAATCAAAACACAACTAGCTAAATATTCTCATAACATTGCTGATAAAATGATTAAAGGTAGTGGTTTATTTGTTACATCTGCATCAAAAGAAAATCTTTTAAATTATATTGTTAATAAAAGTGAAAAAGGACTAACTGCTAAACAACTTACTGTAGCTAAAAATATAGAAAAAGTTTTTGATTCAGCAGTATCAGATAATAGTTATATCAAAGATACATTTAAATCTGCTTTAAATTCAGCATCAATAGTTGCATTAAAGAATGAGCAAAATGAAGCAGAAAATTTAAAAATACAAAATGTAGGATTTGAGGCAGAAAATGGTTTAGGTGTCCATACTGCAAAACGAGCAGATGATTTGGCAAAATATTATGGTGTTAATTTAAATTATTTTGCACAAGGTAAGTTTAGTGATGATCTTCAGGCTGATGAAGGTACACCTGAAAGAAAGAAAGCTGAAGCTCTTGATCTTGTTATGAGTAATGGATTCTTTCCAAAACCAGTATTGGAACTAATGAATCTTGCAGTTAATGGTAATGGATCGGCTTTTTCGATAAATCAGGCATTAAATTTCTTTAATAAATATACAAGAATAGAAAGAGATGGTAGTTCAGTCGATAGACTTTATGATGTGTTAGATAAAAAAACATACAAGATGTTATCAGTAGCAAACACTTTATCACAATTTGTAGGCACTAATACATTTGGGATACAAACTGAAGGTGATGAAGGTGTCACTATAAAACAGTTGATGTTAAAATTAAATCAAACTCGTATAGACTTAGATCAAAACTCTGCTTCATTTAAAGCAAACTTAGCAGATCTTGCAGAGGGTGAAGGTGGCATAAATAGTTCTTTTGATTTTTTATTAGAAGAAATGAATTTTGATATTAAAGAATCAGAAGAGTTTGCACCTATCTTAGATATGTTTTTATCTCTTGATATTGGAAAAAATATTATTTTAGACCATTTTGAGAATATAAAAAATAGTATTTATGTTGATGGAGAAGGTATGATTATTGACGTAATGGGTGGTGGCAATTTATTAGATAGAAGTAAACACGCATTTTTACGCACAATACCTGATTCTAATTTACGTCAAGGTGTAAGAATGTTTATACAAAATGAATTATCTAAAATACCAGTAGTAGCTGATCCTTTAACTGCTGATGAAGATTCAAGATACTTTTTAAATTATAAACCTAATGATTTAGAACGTATTGAAATGATGAAAACAGCTTATGGTAAATCTATATTACAACAAAAAAGAGAAGATGAAAAAGGTGGAGTGCCAGTATTTTTACAGCCATATCCATATGGACCTGATAATTCAAGAGTAAGATATGCCGCATTTTACAGAACAACAGATGGTCAGTTCAAACCAGTTAAGAATGATGGTGTAGATGTTGTATTTGATTTAGCTGAGTTGTTACAAACAGTAAGTCCAGACTTTGATCCTGAGGAATAATTATGCAATATAATTTATTCGATACTACTACAGAATCTTATAATCCTTATAGAGATATTATATCAGCACAAGAGGTTATGAAAACAACTCTTAGACCTTATAAGATGTTAGCTGATGTAGAAAAACCTGAAGAAGTATCATTTGGTCAAACAGTTTCAGCATCATTAGGTTATACCTACAATCCAGTAATAGATTATATTTCACAACTACAGTTTGATGAAGAAGCACGAGATCCAAACTATAATCCTTTTGCTGATATGGAAGGTTTTGCAGGATATGAAGAAGTTTTGAAAGATGCTGTAAATGCAGATCATATGAAACTTCTTAAGAAACAACTTAGACGTAATCTTAAGAATAGAAGAATATTAGGTAATGCAAGTATTGGTAAACAAATTATTGCAGGTATATTTGATCCTATAAATATATTACCATTACCTTTTGGTTCTATTGGTAAGACTGTGGCAACTAGTGCTTTTAGAACTGGTGCTAGTGTTGGTGTTTTGTCAGCAGGAACAGAGGCACTAAGATATACATTTGATCCTTTAGCTACTGGTGATGAAGTTGTAGGTAATATTGCGATTGCTACTATAGGTGGTGCAATATTAGGTGGTGCTATTGGTGGTGTAAATAAACTTAGAGTTAGAAAAGCACAAAAAGAAATAGAAACAGAAATAAAAGATTTCAATAATTTAGCTGATGATGTTGCGGCATTGAATAGAGCAAGAGATAATGTAGACACTACACAACGACCACTAGCAGGTGCAAAAGAACAAGAACTATTAAACGAACAAGCAACCTTACCTAACTCATTAGAAGAACTACAATCACTAAAAGAAAAGTTAAGAAAAGATGATTTAACTTGGATATACGATCAAGAAGGACCAATAGCTAGAGCTAAACTTGCAGATAATAATGAAATATTAAAAGAAAGAAAAAGATTAATAAATAAAATTGTTAATCAAAACAAAGGCTTAACAAAGAAAGCTAAAGATACTGTTAAGTTTTTAGAAGGTATAAAAGCTGCAAGAGATAAATTTGCAGAACCATTACTTAAAATTAAAGAAGATTTATTGGCACAAGCTAGAGGTGAAAAGGGTTTAAATATTGGGTTATCTAAAAATCAAATTGATTTTTTAAAGAAGATATTAGCACAAGAAAAACAATTATTTCTTACAAAAAAACAAACTGCAATGATTAAAAGAAAAATTAAAGAAGTTGAAGTAGCACAAAAACGTATTGATGCAAATATGAAAGATCTTATCAATAAGAATAAAGGTGTCCGTGATATTATTAGCATTGATAAAGTAAAAGAAATACAAGCAGAGAATGTTAAACTAAACAGAGAGATTGGTCACAATAATAATTTACAATCTGTTGTTAAACAAGAACAAGAGATGATTGACGAGATTGGTAAAGTTAATACTGAGCTTACAATAAGAAGATCAGAAGATGAAGCTATGCTTGATGCTGATGGTGTGCCAATAGATAAATTTAAGTTACAGCCTAATTGGTATACAGATAATTTTGTATACAAGGCTTTAGTTACACCCATGAAGAAAGTATTTCAAAGTAAAGAGCTACCACTAGCTGTTAAGAATGCTTTTAGTAAATTAGCAAATGATGCAGGATTAACACAAGTGGCACATAAGTTAGGTGCTACATTAGGTATGTCTGTATATACAAGAGCCGCAGTTCGTAATGGTGAGTATGTTCAAGCACATGATGCACTTAGAGCTTTATATGCAGAACATACTGGTAAAAATATGAATGTTATGGATATAGATTTTCAAAAGAAAGGATATCATGAGTGGCTTGAGGACACATATTCAAGAGTATTAAAGCAAGAAAAACTATCCGATTTAGATAAAAGAGTAAAAACTATTGTTGATGATTTTATGAATCGTTGGGAAAAAAGACTTAGAGATCAAGGATTGATAGGTAGTTCACAACATTTTACAGTTAAAATTACTCAAGAAAATATTAGATTACAAAACTATGTAAAAAAACTTAGAGAAATATTAGATCCTGAAGTATATGCTAAACGTACTGGCAAACAAGCAAAACTATATTCTGTTACAGAAGAAGCAAGACAGCTTGAAAAAGACTTCATAGCTTTTACTAGAGGTGAAGTTGTTGATCTAGCTAAACTAAATAAAACTCTTGATAAATTAGAAAAATTTAAAATCTCTGGAATAAGAATGAGAAGAGTTAATGACTATAAAAATGATAGAGTTATACCTGAGATAAGAAAGATACAAGAAGATTTAAAAATGCTAAAAGATAATCTTGAACTTTCTAAAAAAACAAAAGTTACACCAAATAATGAAGAGTTCTTTTTTCCTAGATATTGGGATATTGCGGCAATCAAAGCAAACAGAGTAGATTTTGAATCTAAGCTAATTGATTGGTATACAAACAATCCTACAATATTAAAGAAAAATAAAGACGGAACACTTGAAAGGGTTGAGGCACTAACAACAGCAGAACTACAAAGAGCCACAGATCCAGTCGGTATAGCTAAGAGAGTAAAAGCTACAGTAGATACAATTATAAAAGAAAGAGTTGATGTAACTGATGATGCTATAGCTTTTTATGGTCATGGTAAATCAAAACATTTTAGACACAGAACACTTGATATACCTAATAAGTTTGTAGCTGATTATATTGTGAGAAATCCAGTACAAGTTATGAAAATATATACACAACGAGTTGCAGGTAGATATGAGTTTTCTAAACAGTTTGGTGGTAGATCTGTAGATCAAGTTATAGCTGATTTAGAAATGGATATGTTTAATGCAGGTCAATCTACTGCAAAGATGAATGAAGTTAGAAAAGACTTTTTACATATGTATGATCGTGTAGCAGGTAGGGTTTTAAGGAATCCTGATAGATTCGATCAAAGATTTGTTAATATGTTGAAAGATCTTGCACAGTTAAATTATCTTGGTAGTGCAGGGTTTAGCACATTACCTGATTTAGCTAAGGTTTTGATGGAGCATGATCTTGGTAATGTTATGAAAGGTCTGCAAGGTATATTACAAAATTCAAAAGTAAGAATGAATGCCAAAGAGGGTAGACTTGCAGGTGAAATATTAGAGATACTTCAAGGTGATGTGCATATGAGATTGATTGAGGATTTACAAAACAATCCTTTATCTCAAAAAAAGTATGATATTGCAATGAGTAAAGTAAGAAATGTTTTCTATCTTTTAAATGGTTTAGCACCTGCTACAAATCTTATGAAGAAACTTGATTCTGTCATAAGAACACATGAACTTATCGATTTTGCTGTTAAAGATGCCAAAGGTGTAGCAAAAACAAAAGATATTGAATATTTAAGAAGATACAATATAGATAAAAAGAAAGCACAAGATATTAAAAAACTTGTTGATGATGGTATTATAGAGAATACTAAGCCAAATGGATCAGGTGTTTATTTAGGTAATTCTGAAAAATGGTTAGAAGCAGGTGTACCTGAAGAAACATTAGATACATTCAGGGGTGCATTAAATAATGGTATAATGAATACTATATTGATGGGAACTCCTGCTGATAAACCAATTATTGCAGATGGTGTTGTTTATATTCCACAATGGATTGGTAATAAGTTCGGTTTAAAATCAGATAAGAGATTCAAAGGTTATACTAGAATTGAAACTGGTTTAGCAGGACTACCATTTCAGTTTTGGTCTTACAGTTTCGCCGCCGCAAATAAGATTACAGCGGCTATGATGACAGGTCAGGCAAAGAATAGAGCCGCCGCCTTTGTTGTTGCAACTGGGTTAGGGTATATGTCACTTGCAATTAAGAGTCAGTTTGGAAGTGATTTTGTTAGTTTTAAGTGGGATAATATGCCTGCTGAAGATAAGTTTGCAAGATCAATAGATGCTTCAGGTTTGTTGGCTATGTATAGTGATTTGTTTTATACAGCTATGAATACTAGTATGGCACTAGGTGGACCTGATATTTCAGGTGGATTATTGCAACCAAAGTTTCCACAAGAGAAAAATTTTGTTGATGCCCTTACAGCTATAGGTGGTGCAGGACCTGCAATAGGTGTAGATATTGCGAGAGGTTTACATGATTTTGCTATTGAAGGTAAATATGGAGAAGGATCAAGGCAAGTTATAAAGAATTTGCCTTATATGAGATTATGGTTTATTAAAGGAATGGTAAACGAATTAACTTCTGTCTTAGTAGATATTGAAGATGAAGGTTTCGATAGAGCAATGAGGACTAGGTTTTAATGACAATAGTATTGAGTGCAAATACACCACGAATAAGTTACACTGTTAATGAGGGTGACTCTCGTACAACTTTTCCTACTGATTTTGTATTTTTTGAAACAACAGATGTAAATGTTTTTGTTGATGGAGTTGCAAGATCATTTGATGCTTCAACATCAAGCTCAACAAAGTTTACTCTAAGTGGTGGCAATGGTTCTACTGGAACTGTAACAACACCTGTCACTGGCGCAACTGGTGGCAGTACTGTTGTCATCACTAGAGATGTTGAGCTTAAACGTACTACTGACTTTCCTAGTTCAGGTGCTTTTGAGATTTCTAAATTAAATACAGAGTTAGATACTATTATTACAATGATATCTGACTCACAAGATGAAAACTCAAGAGCAGTAAGATTGCTTGATAATGATGATTCAGCTACTTTGACATTGCCTCTCAAAGCAGATAGAGCAGGTAAAATATTAGGATTCAATTCATCATCAGGAAATGCTGAAGCTGTTAACCATATTACTACAGCGGCAGTTACAGTATCTACATTAAGTGCAGGATCTTCTGCTACTGCAACTGTATCACAATCAGGTAATACAGCTACATTTGCATTAGGTATACCTACTGGTCCTGCAGGTGCAACTGGCGCAACTGGTGCTACTGGAGCAACTGGTGCAACTGGATCAACTGGTGCAACTGGACCTCAAGGACCTACTGGACCTCAAGGTCCTGCAGGAGCAGATGGTGATATGACAAGTTTTACAGTAGCAGGATCATCAGGTTCAAGCCAAACTATTACAAATGGTAACACATTAACTATTGCCGCAGGATCAGGAATAACAACAACTGCTAGTGCAACTGATACTGTTACTATAGCTGTCACTGCTGATCCAATAGCTTTTGCGATTGGACTTGGATAAGGAGATATAAATGGCAAACACATTTAAAGTCAAAACTAACGGAGCAATGCCTGCAAGTGCAGGAACACCTCTGACGTTATATACAGTGCCAAGTTCGACAACGACAATAGTGATAGGCTTAATGCTGTGTAACATACATACAACTTCAGTTACAGTAGATGTTCAGTTAGTTTCAGATACTAGTGACACAGAAACAAATGAAACAGTTTTGTTAGCTAAAGATGTTAGTATACCAAATGGCTCAACACTAGAGCTACTTACTGGTGGTAAAGTGGTTTTACAAACAACAGATGTTCTCAAAATAGATTGTTCAGTGACAGGTAAAATAGATGCAACATTAAGTATATTAGAGATTACATAGGTGATACATGGGATTTATAGGTAAACAACCAACACCAGTACCATTAACATCATCAGATATTACAGATGGTATAATATCTACTGCAAAGATTGCTGATGATGCAGTTGATAATACAAAATTAGATTTGACTGATGACTATAGTTTAACTGGTGCTTTTACATCTAAAGGTATAGATGATAATGCAAGTTCTACTGCTATGACTATTGATAGTTCAGGTAATATAGGTGTTGGTGGCTCACCAAATAATCATGGTAGCATGAATAAAACTTTTGAAATAATTGGAACTTCTGAAGTTGAATTAACACTTCATGCAACAAGTGATTCCTTATCTACTGGATCAAGGATTGGTCAAATTAATTTTTCTGCTGGAAGTGATTCTACTGTACCGATGGTTGCAGCAATAAAAGGAGGTGTAGCTGGAACAGATGAAAATAAAGGCTTTTTAACATTTAATACAAGAGGAACTGATACTGGTGGTTTGCCTTCACAACGTATGGAAATAGGTAATGAAGGAGATATTGGTATAGGTACTGGCTCTACAAGTTCTTATTTTTTTTATTGTATAAATACCCCTGGTCGTGGTGTTGTATCTTATTTTGCAGCAACTAGTGGTGCTGGTGTTTATTTAAGTAATGGTGCAGGTTCATGGTCAACAGCATCAGATGAAAATATAAAAGAAAATATAACTGAGTTAGATAAACAGAAAAGTTATGACAATATAAAAAATATAAGAGCAGTAAATTATAATTTTAAAGATGTAGTAAAGACTGATGAAGATGGCAAAGAAGTTATACATAAAGATGATATAAAACGTTTAGGTTTCATTGCACAAGATTGGCAAAAAAAATATCCTGAAATTATAGTAAAAGGACCCGAAGATAATTTAGGACTTAGCTATACAGAAACAATACCAGTTTTATTATCAGCCTTACAAAAAGCACAAGAAAAAATTGAAGCATTAGAAGCTAGAGTTTCAGCATTGGAGAGTTCTTAATGGCATATATAGGCAAAGAACCACAAGTAGGTAACTATATCAAGCTAGATGCTATTAGTACTTCTAGCACTAACACATATAACCTTACTAAAGATTCAGTGGCATTTACACCTGAGTCAGCATTACATATGCTTGTATCTTTGAATGGTGTCATACAATCACCATTAAGTTCATTCTCTGTGTCAGGCTCTACTATTACATTCTTGCCTAGTAGTGGCACTTTGTCCTCCAGTGATACAATAGATTTTATTCTTGTGTTAGGTAATGTACTGGATATTGGCACACCTAGTGATAGCACTGTGACAGATGCAAAGGCAAACTTTGTATCAACATCATCAAATGCTGGGTTACAGATTAAGGGTGATGGTACTACTGATGGAACATTGCAATTAAATTGTAGAGTTAATTCTCATGGTATTAAATTAAAATCACCACCACATTCTGCTGGTCAATCATATACATTAACTTTTCCAACAACTGCACCATCAGCTAATACAGTTTTACAAACAGATGGTTCAGGAAATTTATCTTTTGCAAATAATATAACAACTGTTAATAGTGGTGGTGTATCTGTTAGTGGTACTATTGGTGCTGATTTTACAGGTTTACCATCAGGAATAAAAAGAATATTTGTTAATTTTTATGGTGCAAGTGCTGGAAGTGATACTGGAGCTTTAATAAGACTTGGAACAAGTAGTGGTTTTGTATCTTCAGGGTATGGTTCTCTTTCTCGTTATGATGGAGGTGGGCAAAGTGATGCAACTGGTTTTTTTATTGGATACACTAATGGTTCAAATTCTATTAACGGAACTGTAATAATAAATCACATGGGAAGTAATGTTTTTGTTAGCTCTCATTCTATAATGTACAGTACATCAGGAGGTGCTTTCGGTGGAGGTTATAAAGATTTAGGTGCAACTTTAGACAGATTAACAGTCAGGTTAGTTTCAGGTGGTAATTATGATGCAGGTTTAATTAATATTATGTATGAGTTATAAGGCAATACTATGGCAAAAAAAAGTATATATGATTTTTCAACAAATAAAACAGTTACTAGAGATTTGACAAGTGAAGAGCAAAAAGAACTTGATGCACAAAAACCAAGTGCTGAAAAAAAATTAGAATATTTAAGATTAGAAAGAAATAGATTATTATTTGAAACAGATTGGTGGGCATCATCAGATTTAACAATGACAGATGCACAGAAAAAGTATCGTCAAGATTTACGAGATATTACTAAGACATATCAAAGTTTATCAGATAAAGACTTTGCATTTCCAACAAAGCCAACGGAGTA